AACCTATGACAATGAACCAACAACCATGGATAAGATAGTTGATTATGTCGAAAAAGAACATGCTGAGACTTATGATGAAGTATTCGGTGGTTCTTCAAACAGGCTTCTATCTTGGTTGAAAAAGCAAGAGTCCTTGAGATTTGAGCCACCTAACAAGTTTGTAGCAGTAGAGGATATTCTTGAAAAGGATGTCGAGGACATTCAAAAAAAAGCAGACACAGGAACGTTTGATATTGTTCTAAGGGAAGACGGCAATCTAGATATGATTATTGATGTTAATGATAAGAGAAACTTTTGGGAGATAAACATTGAAGATGCAGAAGACATCTATGACTTGTTCGGTAAATCTAAGAAGTTTCCAGCCGTTGTCGGAAAGAACCTTGGTGAACACAAGAAAAACATAGATAGTGGTAAGTTAATTCTTGGTGTGCAGAAAGATGGCTATCACGAATACAAACTAGAAGGTGAGAAGTTCCAAACTAGATTCCACATACGAGTTGTCCCAGTAGATGAGAAGAAAACTTGGATTGTTTGGTCAGGGAAGAAGCAAGACATGTTGGACTTGAAAGATGATAATGACTTGTGGGATATTACTGAAGATAAGTATGCAGATTTGGAATTTCCAGATGAAAACACAGTGTAAGTTAAATAGTAAGAGTTTAGGCTCTTTGAGAAATGTTAGTCTCACCTAATATGTTATTGAAAGCCGATAATGACTACGAATTTACAATACTAAAATCAGATGAACTAATAATTGGAGGATACGCATCAATAGAAATCGTTGACAAGCAAAACGATTTGATTACTATAGATGCGCTTGATGATGCAGTCAAGAAATACATGGGAGAAAAGAAATACAGAAATGTAATGTCAAACCATTCAAATGTTCAGGTAGGGGAGGTAGTAGAGAAATATCGGGACAAAAACGGCACTCTCCATAAGACAGGAGTAGATGACGTTGGTTTCTATGTTGTTATCAAGATGAGAGATGACATAGAAAAGGCAAAGGAAATTAACAGAGGCATAAGGAAAGGAACACTTAGGTCATTTAGTATAGGAGGGCAAGCAATTTCTAAGAAGCAGAGAACATCTGACGACTATGGAGAGTATAACGAAATAGACAAGTTAGAACTACATGAAGTAACAATCTGTGAAAAAGGAATAAACCCGGAAGCAAAATTCGACATTTTGAAACAAGATGTTGGAGGTGAAGAAAAAATGAGTGAAAAACTGGAAAAAGCACTTGAGGAGTTGAACGACTTGATGAAGCAAGTTAACCAACTCAACAAGGAAGAAGAAGATGAGATGCTGGATGAGAAAATGGAATACAAAGGCGACTCAGAGGATGCTGACGAGGAGATGAAGGCAGACGATGAGGAGGACATGGATTCTGAGGAGAAGGCACTCGATGAGGACACCACACGAGACTATGAGGCTGGTGAGGAAGTTGTTAGCGGCGGGAAGCCAAAGGCAGCACCTGCCGCCCTCTCAGTATCCAAGGGTCTAGAATCGGGTGACTTCACCACCCTCGACCTTAGCGTAGAGAATGTGGAGAAAGCGTATGAGGCTTTCAGGGCAGAGCAGTTGGAGAGAATGGCTTACGACAACCTAAGCAAGACCTTCGGTGCAAGGTTCCAATCGGAACTATCTGTCAAGAAGTCGGCAGCAGAGAGAGCAGAGTATGATGCTCGCTCAGATGTTGCTGACCTGAAGACCGAGTTTGCTGAACTCCGCAAGTCTCTCTCTGAAAAGAACGAAAGCGAAATTCGCAAGGCTGCGGAAGTCTCCTTTGAGATGCCTGACAACTTCCCAACTTCGGTTGAGGAGGCACACGGACTCTCTTGGGCAGATATACATGACCTAGCGAGAGGTGATTGAATATGAGTGGATACATAAAGACGATGAAAGACCTTGAGGCTGCTACCTATGGATTTAGGGGTTCTCACGGCAATGCCCTACTAAAGAGCGCAGGAGTTGTCGGAGGATTTGGAACGCCTCACGATGACGCATCAGGTAACCCCTTTACCGCAGCAAGCGGTCTAGGTGACCTGTATGGTGTCCTATACGGACAGAAGGTTTGGTCAATGCTGAATCAGGAAGTTAACGCACTTTCGATGATGGCAAAGCGACCTTACACTTCCTCCGGATGGAGAGTCCTGAAGTCGAGGCCACAGGGTGGTGCTAATGCAGCATTCTCTCTAGGCAACGGAGCAGCAGGAGATGCTTCTCCGGCAGCAGACGACATTGGTGGAGTTCCTGAGAACGAGTCGCTATCTAACATAGCCGCTCTGTCTCCCGAATACACCAAACTCTACATCAGTCCGAAGACGATTGCTCACAAGTTTGAGTTCTCGGAACTTGGTATGGAGATGGCTGCTATCGATGACGGTGTAGGTGACATCCGCGCCATTGTCCGTGAGGACATGGGCAAGCATCACGCAGAGACACAGAACGTAATGTTGCTGACTCCGCTTGAGAGGTATGATGACACTGACACGAACAACGTCAACATCGACAGGAACTACACTTCCCTAATGAAGATAGTGGCTTCGGCTGCTGAGATTGGGCAGATGTATCTAGATGACCTAGTGAACACAAATGCAACAACTGGCGGAACCCCTGCTGTAGACCCCGAACTACTACGACTGTTCGGAGATGCAAGGGTTGCAACCGTTGGAGGAAGCCACGGAAGCGAGACTATCACAGTCACATCTTCCCCTACCTTCCTTGACGCAGAGGTGGACTACGGAACAGCATACACCACTGGTGGATGCAGGGTGCTAACACTGACCCTCCTTAACGACATGATTAGGAGACTCAGGCAGAACGGCGGTAACCCAAAGGTCATCGTAACTGGATACGACACCATACAGCACATATCTGACCTGCTACAGAGCCAAGAGAGGTTCATGGACAGGAAGGAGATTGTGCCTACGCACAACGGTGTTAGAGGACCGAAGGGTGCAGAAGTCGGTTTCCGTGTGGCAACATACTACGACATACCCATCATCCCTGCGAAGGACATGCCATCAACAACGGCAAGCGCAGTAACCAACGGACTAAGTGACATACTGATATTAGACACAGACCACCTGTGGCTATCAGTGATGAAGCCTACTCAATACTTTGAGGATGGTATCACTAACGGCAACCCATTCGGTGTTGGCAAGTTGGGTAACCAAGGTCTATACAGAACCATGGGTGAGACTGCTTGCTCCTTCTTCAGAGGCCAAGGTAAGATAACCAACCTGAAGTCCTACTGAGGTGATTGAGTGGCTGTTGCAGTAACCCTACTTGAAGACCACAAAGGTATGACCTCACCGAAGGTATCCGGAGATGAATACTATGTTGATGCTCTCATCGACATGGGAACATATGCATCCGGTGGACTAAGTGTAACTGCCGCAAGTCTCGGCTTGGATAGGATAACGCAGGTAATGGTAACCGGACAAGACTCGGTTATCGCCTTCGTTGTTCCTGAAGTAAGTGCTACTGGCGCATATGCTGCTGGTAACTCCTTCAAGTTGAACACCATAATAGGTGCTTCCGGCGCAAACACTGAAGGTGGCTCTGTTGACTACGGCTCTGTAAGAGTTAGAGTCTACGGGCTACTCTGAGTAAAACATAAAGTAGTGGCCCTCTTCCTAGAGCATCAGGAAGGGGGTCGCTACCCCCCAATATATGGTGAGATTATGGCTAAAGTCATGCTAAAGGAAAGAAGCGTAAAGCCGATTGTGATGAGGTATGGCGGAGAGACATACGAAGTTAATGGTGTTGAACCCGTAGAGATGCCTCTAGGGTTTGCAATTAATATCCTTGGTTCTAGAGAGATTAGCGTAGAACTGACAGAAGCAGATAAGAAAGACCTTATCGGCTTGTCAGACTACAAGCGAACACAGTTAGTTCCTCATTATGATGTCGAAGAGGAAGACGATGGTAAGACCATGGCTGAGAAACTCTTTGGTAAAAGCAGGTCATTCTTCAAGAGTAAGCCTAAAGCAGAGAAACCTGTGAAGAAAGAAGTAAAGGAAGAAGTAAAGGAAGAAGTAGAAGAGCCAGTAGAGGAAGAAAAACTCTTGAAGCCTCTACCAGAAGACCTCTCTACACTCACCGTCAAGCAACTAAAGGTATTGCTTGAAGAGAGAAACCTATCTACAGATGGGAAAAAGGCGGATTTGATTGAGACATTATCCGAGGTGGAAGAGTGAGCGCGGCTTGTAACACTAGCAAGAGTTTTGCTGCAAGCACCATTGTTCACCCTAACAGATGTAAGTTAGTCAGTGTTCATGTCTCTTCTATTGCTAATGCAGCAAATGTAATAAAAATATTTGATAGTCACGATGCGACAACGGCATCTTCTGATGAAGTGTTGAGAATATACACTAAGTCCGACAACAGTGGGGCTAATGTGTTCAATCATGAACACGACATGCATGGGGCTATCATGGGCGAAGGACTATATGTTGAAATAACAGGTAGTGGCAGTTGTCAAGTGACAGTTAACTATGCGTGAGGAATAAAAATGCCAAGTTTAGAAAATGATACGAAGACGATAATGGCGATATTGTTCGTAGGAGCAATGAGTGGAGTAAACGTATTTGCTTACTCTATCTATGGAGTGACCTTCCCTTACAGTGCAGAAGCACATGCGGTTTTGTTTGGTGTTAGCACGGTTGGGGCTATATTGATGGTTAAGGTTCTCTTTGATGTGTTCTTAGGAGATATGATTGAAGAGCAACTACTTCAACGTGCAATAACTAACTATTGGTCTAGGAAGCAACGAGAAGAAGAGAACAAGAGGAGAGTCAGGGAGTCTATGCGACAGTTTGACCAGCAATACAATCCTAATGTTCTGAATCCTGCTTATGGAGATAGTAACCTACCAACCATAGAACCAAAGAAGGAAACGGTAACCCCTAAGTTCCTAACAATAGAAGAGTAGAAGTGAGGCATATGTATGGTCAGCGAAATCCTATTCGGAATGGATGAGTCTACCCTCGCCTACGACCTACAAAGAGCGCACTCTGCTGATATCTGGTTCTTACGCGCTAGATTTTGGTTTTGGGGTGGAGTTGCTTGTCTTGCTAGTTTTGTTATAGGTCAAGCATTAGCAGTCTATGGGATTAATACTCTCTCATGGGCATGGAATGGCGTAGTAGACTTTTGGAATCATCTGTGGTGATTGAATGTCAGTAATGGCGGGGTTCGCCATATTGATTGTCGAAGGACTGAATAAACTCTACCAACGTGTCCATGCTATCAACTTCGGTATCTATGGTGCTACGCAAGCAGGGAAGACTACCTTGAATCATCAACTCAGAACTAGAGGAGATGTTCCTGATATCAAGACTAGGACAGTTGGAGTGCAAAGGGCCACACGCAAATACATCAAACTAGATGGTGATGCTCATACAGTCAAAACTGCTGACATAGGTGGACAGACTGTATATTGGAATGATTGGGTAAACGATATGAGGAAACGCCATGTGAAATATGTAATCTTCATGATTGACGATAGACACATGGATAAGCACTTTGATATTGAACAACAACTCTGTTGGACATTTCTTACTGATACGATTTGTAACACAGAATGGAACGTGAATGGAAAAAGAAAGAAGAAAAGAGATTCTGATTATCCTTTAGCAGTAGGAATTTGGGCAAACAAGTATGATTTGTGGAAAGACAAGTATGACTTCAATGGCCCAATAGAGCAACACCCCATATTTGCCGCTTTTAGAGATGGGATACAGAAACTCAATGACAAAGGTATTCCTTGCTACAAATACATTGTAAGTGCCAAAACTGACTCAGAAATGGTTTACAGAGGTGTCCTAACGATGATAAGGGACTACTAGTTCCGTATACCCATGTCAATGTCATTTCAACCTCCGAGTTTGATTGGCGCAACTAACACAACGGTAAGTAATACAGCGTTTATGGATAGACTAGACTCTGCTAGGGCTGCTGGTGCGTTAATGCAATATGAGTATAAGAACGTAAAACCTAAGAAGCAATTGAAGGAGATAATCAAGGTTCTCAAGCCTGAATGTAAAACATTCCTGAAGGTTCCTTACAAGTTCAAGTATAACATCAAGGATAGATGTGTAGTATGTGGAACTCACAAGGTATGGGATGCTAGTGATAATCTCAGACCACCACTTCCACTACATAAGGTTCGCAAGGGATATCCGATGAGAGGAACATACTGTGAGAAGCATGCAGGTATTCACAGACAATATGAATATCTAGAACAGCAAATTCTAGCAGAGGAACACGGACTTTCATTTAGTGCGTATATTCCTAAAGCACCTTCATTGAATCCATTAGCAGCAATGACCGGACCAATGACAACCCTCAAACAAGCAGATATTCTTTCTCTAACTTCGGTTGGTTGGGTTGTTAAACCGCCTAATGCTGAAATAGAAACTGGTGAAGAAGAGATGTTCAGGTTGTTGATAGAATCCGATGCCATTAGCGAAAGACTGAAAGTGTTATTGACCGAGGGCGCAAAGATACCAGTATCCGAGGAGTCGGAGGGTGAGGCATAATGGGACTATTCGGAACAAGTAACTCTACAATATACAGTCAGATGAATGCAAATCAACAGGCACAGTTCAAGACAATGAACAACCTGTTGACATTACAGGAGAACCATGTAGAGGATTTCTTCCAATATCACGGTGAAGCATTTCTAATGGCATTGGCTCAACTAATGAATGATGTAACCGAGAGAGTAGTTAGCCAAGTATTGACTAACTTGGAATTTGTTACTACTGCTAGTGGTAATCTATCTCTAAGTCCAGATTCCACTGCGGCTTTACAAGGTATAACAGATGCTAACATACAACTAGACTTGCAGACTCTACTAGCAAGTGCAATAAACTCAGAAGTCATTATGCAGCGCAGAATGGCTAAGACACAGTATCTGGAAGCACAGGGATTCACTATGCCACAAGAACAGCAAATGGCACAAATGCAAACAATGCCGGGACAGGGACAACCAATAAATCCGGGTGGAGTAGACCCATCACAGATACAAGGTGGTAATGCCTCTGTCCAGATGAACAATGCTATGATGCAACAGCAACAGGCATTCAACAACCAATCTGGTTATCCTGTTCCACCTGCTGGTTATGATAACATGAATAACCCATATTGGATAGACCCAGCAACGGGTCAGATGTCCTATACTCCACCAGCCAGTGGTCTTGGTCTTGCTAACGCCGTAAGTAAAGGGCTTGCATGGGCTAAGTGGCTTGCTTAAGGTGGGGTAGTATGGATGGTTATTGTTAAGGCTCCAAAAGGGATAATGAAAATCCCCGGAAAACTTGCTGGCCTGTCACAAGGAACCATTGCCTTCTCGCCCTTGACACAAGGAGATGACTTTGAGGAGTTCATGGATAACGCATTCCTCGCGTTGATAGCAGCATATCCATTCAAGGACTTGGGTAAGCCAAGAACCAAACTAATGAGTAACTCGGCTAAGATGACTCCTGAGTTATTGGAGTTAGAACTAGATGACTTTGACAAATACAATCCTAGAGATTACTTGTTTACTGAGCGTAAATATGAGATGGAGATAGACAGGCTTCTGAGTAAAATGAATAAGGAACCTGTAGGGGTGATGATTTCTGCTCTACAACAAAAGAAATATCTAGACAAGATACCAATAGATGTATCTAAACTTGGAGAATTGACAATGAAAGACTTGTCTAATGAGAGAT